CAGTTCAGCAAAGCCATTTCCCCAATGTTCGTAAGATACATCAAAGGCTTGTGCGACGCTGCGCGACCAGGTTGATGAAGATTAATTGACAGACGAATAAAGCATCAGCGCCCTTGAACCGTATAGTAGCGGCTCAGGGGCGTTTCTATTTTTAAGTAAACTCTTATGAATTTCTGCATATGCCGAGCTATTCCCAAGTTGGGAATAGCTCGGCTAACCGTATAGGAGAGAAACAATGGAGACAGTTATTGCAGCAAACCTTACATTAGTAAATGTGCTTGGATTGAGCATAGACCAATCACTGCCCAAAGAGCAAAAGCTGCTGGAAGCGGTGCGCCGGACCGGAAGTCCCTATCGCTTCAAATGCGGCAAGTTTTCTATTACAGCCCGGTTCGACAAAAACGCCCCATCGCTTGAGAGCAACATGAGGCGGCTGTTAACGTAAACAACTTTCGACAAACTCGACTTTCCTGATTAGCCGTGATACCATTGGCGTGGAATAGGGTAATTGAATTACGGCAAACCCCGCCCCTTGATTATCAGGAAAGGATAATTCAATCAAGGAGTGGATTTGTCATGTCTGAAATAATATACAGAGCCGCGAAATATATGCGCCTGTCCAACGCCGACGATAAGGAAGGCGAGAGCGACAGCGTTTCCAACCAACGCAAGATACTGGATAGCTACATCGAAAGCCAGCCCGATATTGAAGCCGTGGCGGAGATGGTGGATGATGGATTCTCGGGCATCCTTTTTGACCGCCCCGCATTCATGGAAATGATGGAAGCCATCGAAGAAGGCCGAATCAACTGCGTAATCGTTAAGGACCTCTCTCGCTTTGGCCGGGAGTTCATCGAAACGGGGCGTTACCTGCGCAACATATTCCCCGCATATGGAGTGCGCTTTATCGCCTTGAACGACAACATAGACACTCTTAAAGACAGTAGCGACGACTTGATAGTATCAGTCAAGTCCATAATCAATGACGCCTACTGCCGCGATATCTCGGTTAAAACACGCTCTGCCTTAAATGCGAAACGCGAACGGGGCGACTTCGTAGGGGCCTGCCCTATATATGGATACATGAAATCAAAAGACGACCACAACCGTCTTGTAATTGACGAATACCCTGCGAGCGTTGTCCGTGACATCTACCACATGAGAATCGAAGGCATGAGCGCTGCCCGTATTGCTGACACGCTCAACGCCATTGGGGTCCTCTCCCCGATGGCGTATAAAAAAGACCGGGGGCTACCATATCCAAAGGGGGGATATGCCGACAAATCCGATACAAAGTGGTCTGCCACAACGATCATTCGCATACTCCGCGATGAAACCTACACAGGTTCGCTTATACAGGGACGACAGGGCACGTTTAACTACAAGTTCAAGAATGTCGTTGACAAGCCGGAGGCAGAGTGGAAGCGTGTCGATAGCGCTCACGAAGCGATCATCCGCCAAGAGGACTTCGACATCGTGCAGAGGATCATGTGCCTTGACACGCGCACAGGGCCGGTTAGCGAACGCCCGCCCGGGGAAGAAAAAGTGTACCCTTTCTCCGGCGTCCTCGTCTGCGGCTCTTGCGGCTCAAGAATGACACGGAAGACCAATACCGTCAAAGGGAAGAAGTACCACTACTACTATTGCCCAACCGGAAAGAAGAACGGCTGTAGCGGACCGGCAATGCTGAAAGAAAGCGACCTGTCCGACTGTGTCTTGGGGTGCTTGCAGTTTCATGTCGCCAGCATCGTCTCAATGGAGGACATTATCAACGGGAGCGACAAACAAAAAGCCCTGACGATAATGGTCAAGCGGTACGACAGCCAGATTGCCGAGAACGAGAGCCAGATTGACAGGATATCCGGTTACAAGGCTTCCTTGTACGAAAACATGGTGCTTGGGAACCTTTCCCAGAAGGAGTACCGCACGATGAAAGAGGCCTATGCCGGGGATGAGTCCCGTTTGCGCGAAGCGATCAGGATGCTGGCGCAGGAGAAGGAAGATATCCTTGCCGGCAAAGTCGAACACCTGCGCTGGATGGGGCATTTCAAACGGTACAAGGCGCTATCGGAAATTGACCGCCGCATTGTTGTCAACCTGATCCAGAGCATACGTGTCATCAGCAAAACAGAACTGGAAATAACATTCAACTATCAGGATGAGTACGAGAAACTGTACGCGCTCATAGAAAAGGAGGCGGCATAGATGGCAAGGAAAAGCAGAAAAAACATAGACGCAGAGACAACTGCGCCTGTTTCACAGGCGGTATACTACAACGCTGCAGCATATACACGGCTGTCTTGCGACGACAAGAAAAAACGTGGGGATTCCCTGGAAACCCAACGCAACATCATAGAAAACTACGTCGCCGCAACTCCTGATATGAGAGTTGTTGGTGTTTACTCAGACAACAATGCGACTGGCACGAACTTTGATCGGCCTGGCTTTCAGCGCATGATGACAGACATTGAGCAAGGCAGGGTCAACTGCATCATAGTCAAAGACTTGACCCGATTTGGCCGCAACGCGATTGATGGCGGGTATTACCTTGAAAAAGTCCTGCCGTCCCTTGGCGTCAGATTTATAGCTGTCACGGATTCATACGACAGCAACGAACCCAACAACGGCTTGCTTCTGCCCCTAAAGAACATCATCAGCGAATCCTACGCGCTTGATATCGGGCGCAAAGTCAAAGCGATCCACCAGCAGAACATCGCAGACGGGCGTTACGTCGGGCGGCTTGCTCCATATGGCTACTTGAAGTCGCCTGACGATTGCCACAAGCTGATCGTGGACGAGGAAAGCGCGTCGGTCGTGCGCCAGATATTCGGGTGGGCGGCTGACGGCGTGAGCGTCCATGAAATTTCAAAAAGACTCACATCTTCCGGTTCGCCGACGCCAAGCTACAGGAACTATGCCAAAGGGCTAAGTAAAGCAACGGCACGATCCAGCATGGAATTTTGGCAGCCTACAACTGTGAAGGGGATGCTTGAAGACAGGGTTTATGTCGGTGACATGGTGCAGGGCAAGACCCGCTCGTTCGGCGGCAGGCAAGTCAAGGTCGAAAAAGCTGAGTGGGTTTGTGTCGCAAACACGCATGAACCCATTATTGACAGTGGATTGTTCGAGCTAGTGCAGCAACTCCGACAGGGCATTCATGAGCAGACCTTATCAAAAAAGACTACGCCGTTTTCACCACATATATTCAAAGGGAAGATTTATTGCGACCACTGCGGGCGGGTAATGCACCGCAAGCGGCAGAACAAGGACGGAACGTATTGGGTAAGGTGCGTATCGCGGGGTAAGTACGGCGAGGATGTCTGCGGTATCGTGTCGGTAAAGGAAGAGACGCTCCGCGAGTCAATCCTTGAGGCCCTCAGACTGCGGGATGCCGAACATTCGGGCGAGTGTCTCCGGTTTGAGCAAGCAACCTTGCCGCGCAACGGCGTGACCAGTGCCATCGAGACTGAACTCAAGGAAGTCAACCGCGAACTGTGCAACACAGGGCGTTTCATAAAAAGCCTTTATGAGAGCCTGGTCAATGGCATTATCACTCAGGATGAATTCTCCAGGTTGAAGCAGGGTTACGAAACAAGGATCGAAACCCTTAACAACCGCGCTGACGAGTTGTGCGCCCGGTGCAGTGAGATAGATGCTCGCAAAGCTGCACACGACGGCTATGCAGAGGCTGTCTCCGCATCTGTCAACATGGGTGGGCTTGATGAGAGGATCGTAGACGCGCTGATTGAGAAAATCATCGTGCGTAGCGATAAGAGCTTTGAAATCCATTATCGGTTTGACGCAGAAATCCAAAAGGAGGCGGCTTGATATGGAATACGTAATAGCGAAATACATCAGGCTTTCGATTGAGGATGCAAAGAACGAGAGCCTGAGCATCGAAAACCAGCGGCTGTTCCTTGATAACTATATCGCTGCTATGGGCGTGGCAGATGCAACTGTCATTGAGCTTGTGGACAACGGCTACACGGGGACGGACTACGAGCGGCCGGGGGTACAGGAACTCATGGAGCTTGTACGATCAGGCAAGGTGAACTGCATCCTGGTCAAAGACTTTTCGCGGTTTGGGCGCAACGTGATTGAGACTGGCTATTTCCTGCAACGTGTCTTCCCGCTGTTCCGCACACGGTTCATCGCGATTTCTGATGGGTATGATTCTGCTGAACACGATGGTGACACAGGCGGACTTGACGTTTCTTTCAGGCTTTTGATCCATGAGCAGTATAGCCGTGACCTTTCGAGGAAAATCAGGGCGTCGAAAAATGAAAAGGCACGACGGGGCGAGGCTGTCTTCAAGAACTGCGCTTTCGGCTATAAGAAGGTAGGCAACCGTTTAGAGATTGACGAGACTGCAGCCGAGACTGTGCGGCTGATATTCGACATGGCCGCCAGCGGAAGCAGCCTTGCAGAAATAGCAGCGCGCCTGTATCGTGACAAACGCTTAACGCCTTCCGAGTATCGCAATGCGGCAGAGGGCAAGCAGGGAGAACACTTTTCCTATATCTGGAACTTGCCGGTGATTTACCTGATGCTCTATGACGAGCAGTACATTGGCACATATATTGCAGGGAAAAGAAAGCGTTCTGGCGTCGGAAGCAGCAGGCACGATAATATCGACAAGGCCGATTGGGTGAGAATTCCCGAATATCATCCGGCAATCATTGACAAGGCCGTGTTTCTGGCAGCGCAGGAAAGCATCAGTTACAAGCCTGAATCACAGTATAAGCGAAAACTCAGCACCTGGCAGCGGTACAACCCCACGGCAAGCCCCCTAAAAGGCAAAGTCGTTTGCGGGTGCTGCGACCACAGGTTGAAACTTAGCTCTACACGAAACGCGGCTTTTACATGCCAGTATACATCCTCAGCGCATGACATGCCGTGTTATCGCATGAGAATTATGGAACGCGAGCTTTCGGCAATGATTCTCGATGCAGTTCGCAGGCAAGTGTGTGGACATCAGGACGGAGTGGAAAGGTTTGTAAAGATCCCGGCAAAGTCGAATGCAGACATTATGCGTCTGATTGAGCGTACAAACAGGGAAAAGCAATCACTCTACGAAAGTTTCGTCCGTGGCGAGATGAACGCTGATGAGTTTAAGGAAGCTAAAATGCCATTCGACGCTGAATCGGAACGCTTGTCCCTTGCCAACGAAGCTATAATGGCTGATGTTGAGAGGCTGGCAATGGCGCAGGCTTCCGAGAGCCAAATGCGCGAAGTGGCTGAGACTGCATTCCGGGACAACACGCTATCCAAGTCTCTTGTGGAAATGCTTGTTGAGAAGGTCTATGTCTACCCCGATAACCGGATAACGGCGGTATGGAAGATGCCGGGGTTCGACGCCAGTTTACGGGAGGGAAAATGAACTGCACAACATCAATGAGCCACCTACTTCGGTTCCTGCGACCAATGCCTAAAATGTTGTGATAATCTGGCTTTGCGGTGGTGAGTAGGCAAGTCTTTTCCTGCTGCTCCAAACTACCGAAAAAAAGAATGACAAGCCCACGACAAAATTCTTCAAAGAAAAATGTGTCGTGGGCTTGACATAAGCGTGGCACGCCTGGAGAGACTCGAACTCCCGACCCTCTGCTTAGAAGGCAGATGCTCTGTCCTGCTGAGCTACAGGCGCATGTCGCGGATATTATAGCAAACATTA